GTTATGGCCCTTGGGCGTACTCGAACATTACGGTTGATGTCTCCTCACGACCGGATCCCAAGGTCGACCCGAATGAGTTGGGCGGAGCAAAGTGGGTCACCCGCGCTGAGCTGGACAAGATGCGCCAGAACGGCGAGATTATCAAGCCGTTGGAAGCGAATCTTGACTCCGTGTTGTCGAAGTTTAGCGATTCCAAAGCACCCGATCCCACTCCGCTGAAGAACCAGCCTCCCCCGCCTCCGCCTGTACGTCCGTCCAAGGTGGCTTCTACTACGCCACCTGTTGCCGCACCCGCTATTTCGCCTACCAGCAGCGCCAAGCAGACTATTTGGACGAAGGGCAAGTTCAACACAACGTTGGCCTATAAGCAGGACTTCGCGAATCGCGAAGTTGTTGGTATTACGGCTAAAAACGGGGATACCATTCGTGTTTTGTGGGAAAGCGGGAAATTCCGTGCCTATAAATACGATTCCGGGAAGGGATGGCAGTACTCCGACACGTGGAGCACGAAAAAGAGCGCCCTAGAGGCCCTTAAAGATGCGCCCTTCTACCGTCCGCCAGCCGGAACGATGGCGGATACGAACCATGACTTTGTGCCGTCATACTCCTTGCACCACGGCAACCAAACGATCACTTCGACAGAGAACACAGATGTTCTGCAGGGGCTGATTGACGCTGTTCCGATGTCCAGCGGCGCGCCAGAGATCAATGCTATTACCCAGTCAACCGCGCAAAATGTCTTCGGCATCACGCTCAAGCCGTGGGCTGAAGACGGTAAACCGTTCCCTGGCTACAAGACCAGCTACATGGGCCTTAATAAGTCTGGGCAGCATATTGGTGCACTTCACGAAACTCCCGAAGGGCACTGGAAAGCCTCTGGAGCTAACGGCCGCGGAGCTTACATCGATCAGATGCTGCTTCATCCCAACTTGAACCAGGCTCTTCAGGCGCTGGCCAACGCCGAGGCTAAATACGTACAAGCCAACGGCTCACCTGCTCCGTCTCCTCTACCGCCTGCAGCGGTGGTGAAGAAGACGCCAAAGCTGACCGCTGCGCAGATCGAGAAGCAGAACGGTGCTATTCCGAAGACGCTGAAAGGCGCGCAGAAATATACCTTCCTTAAGAATCTTAAGGAAGAAAGCCCGTTCGGATTCATTCATTCAAACGATCCAGACATACATAAAGTGTTTTCAGCGTTGGTTTACGCCGTTAAAAAGCACAACGAGACACAGTCTCCTAAGCTTAATTACCTGCAAGGTGCCAACCTTCTTGACGAGAAATATGGCTCAAAGCAGAAGGCCAATTTGGTTGCCTGGCTGCAGATGTCAGAGGGCAAGACGTTTGCGCCAAGCATCATCAGCGGCAGCAGCGCTGGTTCAGGAACTGTTATACCTGCGGACTATACGCCAGGTCTGAAGTCTCCTTATGCGATTGGTACGCCCCAAAAGGTTGCGTCTAATAAGTTCCGAACGATGTCGAATACGGACATGCGGGACCTGTTCGCAGACATGTACGAGAAAAATCCGCTCACCTCTGAGCAGCGCAACATGATAAGTGCGTACAAAGGATCTTCAGGAGATTTCAATGAACCGCTTCGCGGCGAAGATACGCTAAATTCGTATAATCTTGGAAAGATCAATGCCTTGCAGGCGGCTATGCGTCCCTCTACAGAATCTTTTGTGGTATGGCGCGGCACGGATGGGCTCGGTTCGGCGATTAACAAACACACCATCAAGAGCCTCGATGATCTTAAGAAGTTTGAGGGCGCTGTTGTTGGTGATCCTGCATTCTTCTCCTCTGCCTTTGATCCCAGCGCTAAATTCGATGGGAAAAGATTCACTTTGATCGTTAGTGTTCCGAAGGGCACCCCAAGCACTGTTGCGTGGGCGGCTACACCATCTTTCGATAATGAGAAAGAAGTTGTTCTTGCAGCGGGACTGCACTACAAGATTGAGCGAGTCGAGAAGGTCGGTCCTGATGGTTACCAACATTACAATTTGTACCTCACCGTAGTCCCGGAGGCGAAGAAAAAATGAGCGGATACAACAGCGATCCGAGCTTTTACATCGTCTCCGGTTATGGCGCTGACCAGGGGTTCACCGAAGATGAGGCGTACGCGCTGCTCGCTGGGCTGGACGACACCAGTTCAACGGCTGTGATGCCGATGGTTGCTGCCGCGGACGCGGACGAAGAGGAAGAGCACACAGGCGCAATGGTCGCGCTGGTTCCCTCTGATGAAGACATTGCACGGCTGGTAGTCGAAGGTGGAGAAGCGGCCGACGAACTGCACCTCACACTGATGTTCCTGGGAGAAGCGGCCGACATTTCCGAGAACGCGCGAGCACAGATCATTGCTGCGGTTGAGCGATATGCCGAGACGCCGATGACTGCAAATGGCTTCAGCGTCAACGTTTTCAACCCGATGGCCAGCAACTCGTGCATTGTTCTCGGCGTGGGCAACGACGATGGCGCGCTTCAAGAGCTGCAGATGAACATTGCCTCATCTCTGGGTGGGCTGTCTGGCGTAACCTTCCCGCCGCAACACACGCCCTGGGTGCCACATGTGACGCTGGCCTACACGGACGAATTTGACAACGTCGAAGAGCTGGGCACCCGCACCGGGCCGATCACCTTCGACAAACTGCGCGTGGCCTTCGGTGGCGATGTGCACGACATCCCATTGGGGGTTGCTATGACCGCATCTGCTGAAGAGTTCGCGGAGCGTGACGTCAACGCCCCTGGTGGCGGGCATGATCTGCGTAAGTACTGGGTGCATGGCCCTGGCGCGGTGAAGATCGCTTGGGGCACAGATGGTTCATTCGCGCGGTGCGTTTCGCATCTCGGCAAATACGTTCGTGACCCGCAAGGCCTGTGCGCGGAATATCATAAGGCTGCTACAGGCGAATGGCCTGCCGAAAAGGGTGTAGAGAGCGCAGGAGACATGGAAACTTTCCACGGCCACCACAACCAGGAAGACCATGGCAACTGGGCCGATATCCCGAACGCCGATAAGGCCAAGTTGACCGATCGTTTGAAGACGTTCCGGCGAATGATCGACCGAGATGTTGATCTTTCTGCTGCCGAAGAGGACGAGTTCCACACGCTCGTCAAAGCAGAGCAGAGCGGCAGGCTGAAGTACGACCCGATGGAAGGCGCTCTCAACGCTGAGAAGCGTCGCCTTGGTGACAAACTGAAGTCACACAAGAAAAACTGGCTTCAGAAATTGCTTCCGGACAACCGGGATCCTGGCGTACCCATGAGCAGCATTGTTCTTACCGCGGCTCAAGCAGTGAAGCAGGCAGAAGATGAGCCGTGGGAGGGTGTGCTCACTGTTGAGGGTGAGGAGTCCGGAGACGGCCGTCTCTTCGGTCACGGCTCCTTGGACTGGGCCGAGCTGCCAATGCCGCTCATGTACCAGCCTGCGAGTGTGGGAGGCCATGACGCGAGCGTTCTCGCAGGTGCGATAACGTTTGCCGCGCGCAAAGGCAGCCAGATCTTCGGCCGCGGGCACGTATTCGGCAACATGCTTGATAGTGAGCACGGCGACGGAATTCGTAACATGATGTCGACGGGCGGCGTTTCTGTTGACGTGGACAAGGTCAAAGACGCTGACGTGGAGATGGTCTTTGCTGAGGGTGAGGCCGGTTTGATGGCTAAGCCTGAGCTGACCGTGTTCCATCGTGGCCGGATCCGTGGTGCGACGCTGGTCGCCTTCCCGGCGTTCGTTGAGGCTAAGCTCGGTTTTACCAACGAGTCGATGCTGACCGCGGCTGGCGAGAGTTGTGGCTGCTCAGGTGGCGGAGACTCCTATGTCTTGACTGCAGCAAGTCACACGATCACCATTCCGGACGTTCCGCCTGCGGAGTGGTTCAGCGAGCCGGTTGACGTCCAGGCCAAGGGCGCACTGACCATCACGGACGAAGGTCGGGTGTTCGGCTGGCTCGCGCCAGCTGCTGTTACCCACCGTTCGGTACGAAAGACTGTCCCGATGGGCGCGAACGTGGATTACAGCCGCTTCATGAAGGGCGAAACCATCGTCGCTGGAGGTGGGCGCGTGGTCAGTGGTGTCATCACGGGCAACTGCGGTCACGCGGATACCGAGAACTACGGCACCTTGGCCAACAGGAAAAAGCATTATGATGATTCATGTTCGGTCTTCGCGAATATCGCAGTTGGCCAGCGCCCTGGAAAGGGCGTTTGGGTCGCTGGCGCACTCAGGCACGGAGTCACTGCGGAGCAGGTGGCAACGGCTATGGGTTGTTCGCTCTCGGGTGATTGGCAACCCCATCCGGACCGCCCTGGTGTGCAGGAGTTCATTGCCGCCTTGCTTGTCCCGGTCCCTGGATTCGCGATGGCGCGTACGCAGGCTTCGATAACCACAGCGTCAGCTTCTGTCCTTTATCAAGATGGAGTTCTTACGGCGGCAGCGATCCCGATTCAGTTCGGTGAAGCAATTCCGCGTACTGAAGTAGAAATGGCGCAAGACATCATCGCCGAGTACAAGGATTTGCTCCTAGCAAGCCTTGACCTCGACCCCCAAAGCCGTAAAGATGCGGTTATGGCAGACCTAGAGATGGAGTAGGGCATGTGTGGATGTGGGCGGAGTCGTAATCGCGAGGTAATTACTACGGCGCAGGCGCAGGGCGACGCGGAAGCGCGTCAGCTCGTGCACGCGCTGGAGCAGCAGACTGTTTCTGCAGCTGAAGCCATGTTGAAGTCGGCCTCAAACGCAGCGGGTAACGCTCGTTCGTAGTCCGAATTAACGCGAAATCAGGGGGCATTTGCTTATGCCTCCTTTTTTCTCTATCATCACGCTTAGACGGGCCGGTCTCATGAAAACGTAACCCATGAAGGGGTTGACCGGTGTCTAAGGACAAGAACCTGAGTCTCCCAGAGGACATCACAACCCTCAGTGGAGAAGAACTCGATGCTTTCGTGGCGGAAGCTAGCGCGCGGGTGCGTGAGCTGCACAGCAGCGGTACCACCGAATTCGCGCAGCAGACCGCCGAAGCAGATGAAATGGCCAGCCTCGCTGGCAACGTGCGGCAGGTGCGGCTTGAAAAGGCTCGCCGGGCGGATCAGTTCTCGAAGAACGATGCCACCAAGGCTGATGCACAAGCTCTCCTTGACGAGTTGGCGGCTGAAGAGGCTGCAGCTGTCGAGGCAGTACAAGCAGAGACTCCCGCGGTTGAGACCGTAACCGCATCGACTCGCCCGCAGGGCGGCGCTACCACGCAGCCTGTACAGCGCGGCGTGTTTAAGAACCCCTCGCTTGCCGACGCGCAGACCAGCGTTCGCCAGCAGCCTGCAGAGCGGCGCGAAAGCGTCCTTACCGCGAGCGCTGACATTCCCGGTTTCGGCGCTGGCGTCACGCTGAACGGCATGGCCGATCTGACCACAGCCCTCACGGCGCGTGCGAAGAGCCTCCCGATTACGAGCCGTGGCGATGACGCTCCGCGTTACCCGATCGCGGCGCTCAACCGGACCTTCAAGTATTCGCTGGACATGCAGGCCACCCCGGAGCAGATCAACGAGGTCCTCACGGCCGCGATGAACCCGGAGATCCTCATTGCCGCCGGTGGCTGGTGTTCGCCGAGTGAGATCTCTTACGACTTTTTCAACCTGGTCTGCGACGATGGCGCGCTGGACCTGCCGACCGTGGGCATCAACCGCGGCGGTATCCGCTGGCCGATCAGCCCGAGCTTCGCGGACGTCACGGCGTCTACGGCGCTGTGGTCCTGGACTGAGACCCAGGACATCGCGGCTGTCACCGGTACCGCGCAGTCGGGTACCAAGACCTGCGGTCGTGTGCCTTGTGTGACCTTCGACGAAGAGCGGCTGCACTGTGACGGTATCTGCCTCACGGTCGGCAACCTGACCGAGGACAGCTACCCGGAGCTGATCTCCAACTTCACCAAACTTCTGTTCGCGGCGCACTTCCACAAGATGAACCGCGCTCGCATCAACGAGCTTCGTACGCTTTCAGCTTCGTTCACCGTCACCAACGGCAGCGCGGGCTCTGGCGTCGTGGCACCGGTTCTCGGCGCTCTGGAGCTTCAGGCGATCGACTACCGCGCCCGTTACGCGATGTGCAAGGACGCTCTTCTGGAGGTCATCGCACCCAAGTGGCTCCGCGGCGCAATGCGCTCGGACCTGCGCAAGCGCATGGGCTCTGGGACCGACATGCTCAGCGTCTCGGACGCCTACCTCATGGAGCTGTTCGACGCTCTGAACATCCGCGTTCAGTGGGTCAGCGACTACCAGGAGAGGACCACGGGCTTCCCGGGCATGCCAACCACCCTGATGACTGCGTGGCCGACCACGGTCGAGTTCATGATGATGGCTCCCGGCACTGCGGTGCTGGGCCAGGGCCTTCGCCTGGATCTGGGCATCATCCGTGACTCTGTCCTCAACGCCACGAACGACCACACGGCGGAGTGGATGGAAGAGTGCTGGTTGATCTTCAACCCGGGTCACGAGATCCGTCGCCTCACCGTCAACATCTGCCCGGACGGCACGACCGGCGCGGCCGACCTCGTCGCCTGCGATGTGTAGCAGATGAGCTATCTGATTCAGACCTTTGCGCTTACCACGACACCCAGTGTCGTGGTAAGCGCAGATGCCGATGTCGATCGTCAAATCCATCTTTCGCCTCAAAGCGAAACAGTTCGAGTTGGTTTTGACGGCACGGACAGCGTGATTCTTCGTCAAGCATTTGGCGGAACTCCGCATCAGATCACTTCATTTGTTCTGCCAGCGGGAAAAGATCTTTATGCGTGGACATCAACGAGTACCGCCAACCTTGGCGTGATCGCAACTAAGATCGTCGAGTAGAGAAGGGGTGAACGTCAGTGGTTAGTCAAAAGGACTGGGCTTCACCGCCTACGTTCACTCCCGCGCTGTATCGTCTTCGCGGTGCTGCTGAGGTTCAGCAGTTCACAGGGCACCAGAAACTTGGTGTCATCTATGAGCCGGACGTGTGCGTAAGGCCGCTGGAGACGACAACCCAGTGCCTCACAGGCGCTGGGGTCGCCAAGACCTCGCTGGCTGGGGCCAACTTCCGCGGGGCCAATCCGTTCGCGGTCTACACCTGGCTTGACTGCTCTTTGGTCGGGACGGGTGAGGCAGAGTTGCGCTCCAAGACTCTTCACGCACACGAGAACAACGTGCAGAGCACGGTGGAAGAGGTGTTCTGGGGCGGTGGCCTCTACAACACCTATCCGCACCTTGCCTACACGGGCTCTACGGTGACTGAAGTTTCAGGCGGCTCAACGGTTACCCTGCAGACTTCCGCGACGGTTCCGGTTACCGGCGCATTCGACATCGTTGAAGCAGTGGGCCTGCTTGAGTACAACATGGGCCTGTGCTACGGCGGGCGGCCAACGCTGCACATGTCGAAAATCGGGCTCGCGCACATGGCAGCAAACCACTTGCTGGAGCAGAAGAACGGGAAGCTTTTTACCCCGGCTGGCAGCCTGGTCGTTGGGGCTCCCGGATACCTGCGGACTGGTCCGAACGGTGTAGCACCAACAAGTAACGGCTTTTGGATCTACGCGACCGGGGCCGTTAAGTGGTGGCAGAGCGAAGTCCAGTTCATGGCTCGCGATACCAAAGAACTTCTTGGCCGTAGCCTCAACGACACCGTTCTCATTGCAGAGCAATGGTTCGCGCTCGGCTGGGACTGCTGCCACTACGCAATTCAGGTTTCAGGCGGCGGCGTCATCACTGGCACCCCCAACTCGGCGACGTAGGAGGAAAGTTAGATGGTTGCCTACTGCGGTCCCGCAGCACAGGGCACAGTGATTCGGGTGGTCAAGCTGAACGTCTGTGGCGCACCCGTAACAGGTGCTTCCAGCGCGGTTGTCGTGACCGATGGCTACACGCAGGTCAGCCCGGAACCTCAATACGAAGATGGCGATACCTTCCGCACCAAGAATGCGGCTGGCGAGCTGTGTGGCAACAAGGTTGGGCCGAACATCTACGTCAACTCCAACATCACAGTCAACATGTGTGTGGCGGATCCTGACGTGAGCGCGCTCATCACCGGTAGCCGACTTCTGCTCACCAACGCTGTGACCGGTACCGGTGCGGCCTACGGCTACAACAACCCGGAAGCACACTTCTCTCTGGAGACGTGGCAGCCCATCACTGGCCGTGGTCGCTGCGATCCGGTCACCGGGCTTCAGCGGTACCTGTACTGGGCCTGGATGCACGTATGGAATGCGAAGGTCTCCAGCTTCAACATCGGCAACGAAGCATTGATCTTGGGCTTCGAGGCGATGACGGAGTATCCATCGTCGCTCTGGGGCCGTGGTCCTGGTTCTGCGCCGTACTGGATTGACAGCGCGATCGACACCACGAACTACATCGACGACTTCTTGTGGAACATCACCACGACCCCGCCTCCCACCGTGCCGACCAACTGCGGCGCGTTCCTGCTGACGTAAGATCACGCCATGCTGATGTCGTGTCCAGATTGCTCAAGTAGCCTGCTTCTCCAGGCAAACCCTGGAAAAGCAGTACTACACAAGTGCTCTGGACACGGCGGAATGCTCTTGCCGATGGTGCCAGACGGTACCAAGGCTAAGATCACGATAGTCGAGCGCGAAGACTACGTGGGCAAAGAATCGGTACAAATGCACGAAGGCCGTCCAATCATGGCGGCTGTGGTTACCCGAGAAGATGGCGAAGACCGTGTGATCTTCGCTCCCACGGCAATAGGAGGTGGCGGCAATGGCATGGTCGGCTAGCAAGATCTTCCGTCCCTTCCTCGCTGATGTTCTCGGGAACGTCGCGGCATTCGACTTGGACGCGGATAGCCTCAAGGTTGCGTTGTACAACAACAGCATTACGCCAGATGCCAACGTGACGAGCGCGAACAGCGCATATAACGCAGGGCAATGGGCGCTGGCGAATGAGGTCTCTCAGGCGATCCAGTGGCCCGCGGGTGGTGTCGCACTGACTGGCCAGGTCCTTAACAGCGCCACTAGCGATGTGGTTTTCCTGGACGCCAACGACACGGCATCTGGTGCTGCGGCAACGCTTTCCAACGTCTTCGGCTGCTTGGTGTATGACGACACGCTAGCCGCTCCCGTGGCTGACCAGGGAATCTGCTACAACTACTTCGGTGGGACGAACTCTGTCGTCAACGGCACGCTCACTGTCGTCTGGAATGTGAACGGTATCCTTCGGTACACCCATACATAGGCGGTGAACCGTGGCAGGTACGTTCCTTTTTAACGATGGCAATGCGGGACACCTCTGTGATATGGGGTCGGCCCCTGCTGTCGGCGAGACGGATATCCTTTGCATCAACTCTGACACCGTTATCACAGCGGTAGCGTCGTCAGCTGGTGCGGCGTGGGTGCTGGCCGAATCGTCGGTAAACGCCCAGGGTTCGTACATCTATTACCGTAAGGCAACTGGCGGTGAGCCGACTACTTTTACCGTGACGACAACCGGTAACTTCAACACCCATGTCGGCTGGAGCCGCTGGCCCAGCCTGAACGCACTGGACACGTCCACCAACACACAGGCGTCCAGCGCCAACGTCATCACTCCTGTCCACTCGACTGGTGTGATGACCGAGAGCACAGAATTGGTCATTGCTTTCGGTGCTCTACATGCGATCGGCACT